TTAGAGAATTTGAGGGCTAAATATCCGATGCGCAATCTGATCACCCTCGTCGAATCCATCCAGCCGTTCCAACTCCACCCTGCGCTGGACCCGAAGAAATATCAGATCACCGATAGCCTCGCGGACGTCGAGCGGTGGCGCGTCTACGTCTACGATGGCAACTCCATGGGGGATGGCGACGCAAAGCCGGGAACTATGGGTGAGGTCGGCTACACGATGATCTCGAAGACGTCGAACCACATCATCCCCATCGCGCGCTCCGATGAGCACCACATGGGCTTCGACACCCTGCATGGGTTGGCCCGCAAGAACCCCGGCATCGTCGTCAGAGACTTCATCCCGATTTTCTATGGCGGCAACTACATCAACTCCATGGATGAGGTGCCCGATTACTTGAACGTGATCGCGAAGTGGCTCGCCTACGGGGGCAAGAACGGTGTCCTGGAAGGCGCCCGGATGACGCCCCGCACCGCAATATCGATGCGGGACTTCGTCGAGTCTGGCGGCAAGATCACTGTCGAGCCCGGACAACTCGCCCCCATCGGCAAGGCCATCCTGGCGTCCTACAAGGAAGCCGCTACGGCCCTCCGCATGGCCCGCGACAATCCCGAGAAGAAATCGGCCGTCAACGCGGCCTTCATGGCGTCGCTGAATGTGATCAAAACATTTTCCAGTTTGGGCTTCCTCATCATGGGCGACTTCAAGATGGAAGACGTCCGCAATGCGGTGCCGCGCATCAAGGAACTCAAGGCCGCTGGAGACGTGCAGGGTCTGGAGGAGTTCATGTTCGGCTTCCACAGTCTCAAGAACACCATGCACAACAACCTTCGTGCTCTTCAGAAAAAGCGCGATTCCGGGCAGCCGGACTATTTCTATGGCGACAAGGCCGCCGCGATCTGGGGAGACATCCCGCTCGCCATCGACGCCTTGGGTCGGTTCTAGTAGGCGGACCACATCAGGCGAAACACCGCCGCGTCTGCCGCGCTTGAGAAAACCATGTAGACGGATTCGTTGTGGCGAAACGACACCCATGGCCCCAGGTCGGTGTTGGTCTCGTCGAGAAGGTTGAGGAATTCTTCCGAGGCCATATAGGCATCGTCGATATGATATTTGAGGGGCACGCTGAATCGTTTGTCCAGCAAGACCGCCAGTGCTCCCTCGACTGTCAGGTTATGCCACTGCGGGCGTCTCACAACGTCATATAGGGGTCGATGACCCGATCTCACCGCCATGTAGGCGGTGTTGAACCACTCACTCGCCATCTTCGGGCGGAGGCGTGCTGCGGGCGATAGCTTCGACGACCCGGAAGTGCCGATATGCCGTCTGGAGTGCGGGAAAGTTTGGGTCGTCGGCGTTCATTTTCTCGACCACACAGAAGACCTCGTCCATACGAGTCATCATTGCCGCCAGCTTGTCGAGGTTGATCTCTCCGTTCTGGGTCTTGATCACCACCGGAAGTTCAGATTTAACCTCGACGACGAACTGACCTTCGATTTCCTCGCCTCGTAGATATTCGGCATGCGAAGTCGAGAACGCGTTGCCGCTTGAAAATGTAGCTCCTCCGGTGAAGCTCAACGTGGAATGACCCACGCTTGCGCCAATACCGACGTTGCCGTTCACCCAAAGGGTATTGGATGAAGTAACAAAACTCAGAGATGTGTCGAGTTCTTCTTCTTCATCTTCTTCGATTTTTTCTAGTTCTTCAACAGAAACGGCGGTATTCAGAAGGCTGAGGAACTCGTCAAGCTTGGGGTCATCTTCGTTCATACATGAAGTATATTAGAACCCCTATCCGGGAACCAAATTACTTCTTATCGACGAGACGGAATATCTTCCAAACTTCGTCGCCCGCGATCATCTTGATAGCCAGGACGGCAGCTATATTGGCCACGTAGATGCGAATGAAGGCATCCGCATACCCATCGGTCTTGACGATCTTGAAGCGCGATAGGCCAGCCGCCCGGATGGTTTCCAAGAGGGGATTACGGTCGATGATCTCGAAGTCCCAACGAGACACCGGCTTCAACTGCACCATGAAATCGAACCCAGCGTAGCGGGCAGGACGAATCATCGAGCGGATGCTCGGTGCCGTTCTTTTTGTCCTCCGGGTGCGAACACGCCGCTTCTTGGCGACCTCGCCTCTCTTCAAGCGCATGCCAGCACACTACAACACGAGGGCCGGTGCTGTAAACTGTAAATAGGGGTATGTGGATGTATGATGGCCAAGAGTTTACGCAGGCCCCTGAAGATGCGGTTGGTTTCATCTATCGCATTGAGCAAATCTCTACCGGGATGTATTATATCGGCAAGAAGATTTTCTGGAACCGCGTGGCCAAGCCACCCCTAAAGGGCAAGAAACGGCGCCGGATTTCCCAGAAGGCATCCGACTGGCCCAAATACTACGGCTCCTCGGATGAACTCAAAGCCCTGGTCACCCTGAACCCCGACGATTTCACCCGAACGGTTCTGCGGATTTGTGCTTCCAAATCCGAGATGTCCTACTGGGAAACCTACGAGATCATGGTCTCACATGCCCTATTGGACCCCCTGTCGTTCAACAAATGGATATCGGCCCGCATTCAGGCCAACACCCTGAAGCCCAACCCCTAAACATTTTGCTTTTCGGAGGTCTCGCTGGATATGATGCTCTCATATTTGGAGAAACACTATGGCGCATATGCCATCACGATGGACTTTTGAAGCAGAGGTTGCCCCGGACGACAAGCCCCGGCTGCGCTCTTTCATCCGCAACGAGATTTCTTACTACAACGGTGTTCTGGCCGGGTTCGCCCCGTGGCTCCGCACGTCGCCGGAAATCTTCGCCACCATCAATGAAGCCCTTCTGGGTGAAATGGCCGCGCTGGGCGTCTCGATCTCGTCGCTGACCTCGGACAACCTTCCGAAGACCCTGGAGCCCTATCGCGCCTATCTCTTTGATGAGAACGGACGGTCGAGCCTCGACGAGCGCACGAAGCTGCTGCTGGGCGCAGTCGGTAACACCGTCTCCCTGCATCCGGCGACCCGTCGTGCCCTCGTGGTCGAGATGGTTCGGACGCATCGCTCGCAAGCCGAGGACATGATGAAAAAGACCTCTGGGCCCATCACCCTCATTCAGCCCCACGATGGGCGGGTGAAGCGTCACGTCCAACTCGTCAACCGAGCAGTCGTGGTCGATGACGGCAAGGCGGTGCGCTCGGCCTACAACGCCGTGCCGATCAAGCTGCATGGGGTTCTGCCCACTGACGCGAAGTGGAATGTCTGCATCATTCGCGAGGGCGAAAGCAATGACCGGAACAAATGGGGCGTCGAGTTCCGCTATCAGGAAAAAGCCGACTACCTGTTGCGCCTGACCGACCCGCCGCTCCGGCAGGGCGACCGTGCGCCTCCGGGATTGCGGGGTGCTCGAAACCGGGACGCCACGGGCGTCAACAACATCCGGGGTGCGCGCCGTTGACCGACTACATGGCGGAGTTCCTGGCTCGTGGTGGCGAGGTCAAGAAAATCGAAGCTGGCGTTCGTGGGGTTGCTCCTGCGGACGTCCAGCAGGCGGTCAAGTATGGTCGCGGTGGTTTCTACAAGAAGCGTCTCCTCAAGGATGACCCCGGCCGCCACACGCCATCCACATATGTGAAGGAAAAGGCCCCGAAGCTGGCTCGGGATTACATGCGCGAGGCCGCGAAAGCGCAGGCTCGGGCGGTCAGAAAAATGGCCCGGCCATGAAGAACAAAGACGACCGGATTGCCACATTGGTGGCAGTCGGATTCGTGGTCGCGATATGCGTGGCCAGCCTGTCGGCGGTTGACTATTTCGCCAACGGCTGCATTGTAGGAGACCGGTATCTGGTCACCACCGAGGTGAGGCCCGGCGTCTCCGTCACCAAGATGCACACCACTGCGAAGTGTCATCAGTATTTTATCAAGACCAAGCGCGGTCAGGAACTCCAAAACTTCTGATGAAAATCTACTTCGACGGCGGCTGCCAGCCCAACCCCGGCTCCATGGAGGCATGCGTGTTCGTGCCAGACCAACCCGGCATCGCCAAGAAAGTGGTTCACTATCGCCTCGACCACGGCACGAACAACAAGGCGGAGTGGCTGGCCCTTCTGATGGCTGCCACACTCGCCGATGAGTGCGGCTACCCGGACGTCGAGTTCCTCGGCGATTCCAATCTGGTGGTCAATCAGGCTAACGGAACGTGGCGATGCAAGGACGCCAGCTTGCAGTCGGTCCTTGAGCTATATCGGACGTTGGCCAACAATAAGCCAGGATGGCGATGCACGCACGTCCGGCGTCATCTCAACCTTGCTGGTATCCACATCGAAGAGATTCAGAAGAGTCGATAGGCTTTGCGTCCGTGAAGCTGAAGAAAAACTTCGATACGTCGAGGGGCTCGGTGAAGCTGAACTCAACATGGCCGACCGTGACGAGTTCGGCATTCCTCCGACGTTTTCTAACGAACCGATAGCTCCATCCCGCAGATGCGTTCTGAGCGCACCATAGAATTTTACCCAGATTGGCGGTCGTGTTGCCCTCTACTTCCACGGGATGTTCTCGGGCGGCGATTTCGTAGTTTGGCAGGTTGATTTCATCCACCATGCCACGCATCCACTCAACGTTGTCTCCCCTTGAGAGCAAGAGCAAAGCCAGCATAGTGGTGCTGACTTCGTTGATGCGTAGGCCTGGATAGAACTCGGCCATGAGGTCCCCCATCTCCGAAACCATCGACTTCGGAACTGGGACTGAGACGTAGATTTCGCTGTCGGATATACGTTTCGTCATATCATGGGTAGCTTTGTTTTCTCGACGATCTTCATTCGTTCTTCGATGAACTTCATTATATCAGCGCGCTCAACCGGGGCAAGGCTCCACGCTTCTTCGCGGGAAATCCCACCCCGCATGTGCCACAGGATGGAAATGATGTGCTGCCTGAGTTCTCTCTGCTCATACCGGTACTGGTTGATCAGAGCCTGTACCCCTTCGTAGGTCGTGGCCCTCAGGAGCCGGAATCGAAAAAACTTGCCGGGTCAAACTCGATGCTGGTGTCCCATTCGTGCTTACAAGACGAGCACGTTGCCTTGACAGACTTGTCGATGCCCTTCTCGTTGAGTTCCTGAAGCTTTTCGTCGATTTTAGACGTCCAGTTCCTGGTCGTGTTGACCACGAAGCCACGAATATGGTTGCGGTCGGTGACCTCGCCATCCGGGGTCATGATTTTCACCACGCAGTCGGACATGATTTCCACCGACAGCTTGGTCAGCGATTCCATGCTGGTGTTCATCTGCTTGACCTTGGCGTCGGGCTCCTCGTCGGTGTTCTCGATATTCTGAACCTTGCGGGTCTCGTTGAAGGTCATGATCGACAGCCGGGTGGCGTCTTTGAAGTTGTAGGGCCGGACATAGACGACCAGATCGTCTGACAGGCGAACCTGGATGTCCTCCTCCGTGATCACCTTGGCGTTCTGCAAGATCATCGGCAGGTTGGCTCCGAAGAGGTTCTCGGCGCCACAGTTCGGGCAGTCGGCCTGCACCTCCATCTCGTCCCCGTAGGTCGCTGCACGAATAGCGAGCAGGAGGACATCGAGGTCCGGCGTGCTTACCAGCATGGGGTCGTGAATGGCCGGAACGCAGCTACGGATGAGTTCCTCAATGGCCTTGCCGCTCAGCAGCATGTCGGGATGCTTGAGTAGGAGTTCGTCCGCTGCCCGCATCGGCAGAATGGAGGCGGTGCCGCCTTCCTGGAGAGACGCCGTGCCAGCGGGGAAGAACATACCCTGAGTCGGCAGAGTCACGTCGAGACCCGGAACGCGGAAATACTTGGTGAGTGGGTTGATCGCAACTTCGGTCTCGGGGCCGTCAACAATGTTGGTCATGAGTTCCTTTGGAATGACTTATGTCCGTATTTATGGACGCATAAACTGCCCACATAATCGAACACATAAATATCAATGAATACTAGCAGATGCGGGCATTATGAGCGATATTTCTTCCGAACAGTTTGAGCAGTTCATGAATGAACTTCGGAAGAACACTGGTTCTCTCGATAGGGTCACGCGCTCGCTCGCCGATCAGAAGAATCGCAACTCCAAGTCTTCCGGTTCTGGCACGAGCGCAAAGGACCGCGCCCGTGATCGCGAAGAAGACAATCGTGCCAAGGCCAGGGTGAAGCTCGACGGTGATCTGAAGCGTCGCGAAGGCCAGAGCCGCAAATCCCACAAGCTCGATGAGAACGAACGGGGCATCATGCGTCGTTCCCTGTCGGGCGCAGCCAAGGGCGTTGGCGTCCTGGGTCAGAACTCAGACGAGGCCGGTCGGTCACTGTCCAAGTTCGCTGGATACTTCGGCATGGGTGGCGTCATCGGCGGCATGATCGGCGGCGCGACAAACCTCATCCGCACCTACCGGGATACAGCCGAGGTCGGTCAGACCTTCAACGGAAGCCTGTTCACCATGGCGCGGTCTGCCGCTGCCGCTGGTCTCCCGCTGTCTGATTTCGCCGACCTGATCAAGAAAAATGGCAAGACCATCGCGGCCTTCGGACAGAAGGACGTTATGCGACTCGCCAAGGGTGTTCGCCAGTCAACCGAGAAATTCGGCATGTACGGCTACACCATTGAGGGCCTCAACGAGGTGACGATGTCATACCTCGAACAGCAGCGTCACTTCGGCAACATGGAAGCCGCCAACTCGACGCGCTCTCAGGCCAACTCAATCGCGCTCGCCAAAGGCGTGGGTGATCTCTCCAAGGCATTCGGTAAGGGCCGTGAGGAAATCCTCAAGGCCACCATGGAGGCCATGTCTCAAGCCGCCATTACGGCCCGCATGGGCGGAATGACCGAGGCTTCCATGGAAAACTTCTCGGCTGCCGCCAACGGCGCCGTCTCGGCCATGGCAGCTATCCCCGGCGAGTCCGGCCAGTTGCTGGCCAACTTCATGTCCAACGCTCTCGGTCATCAGTCGGCCCTGTTCAACCAGGGCACCGAGATGTTCGCGCAGGGCGGCCTCCCACAGATGATCTCGGCCCAGCAGGACTGGATTTCCGCGATGGACAACGCGTCGTCGGCGACTGAGGGCCAAGACCTCTCGTTCGCCTTCATGCAGAAATTCAAGCGCGAAGTTGACGCGAACCGCGAATCTCTCCGCCTACAAGTTCTGGCCGGAAACACTCACGCTGAGCAGATCATCAACATGGATGCTGCGATGAAGGACATGTCGGCGGCCGAGTTCCGTCAACTGGCTCAGCAGCAGGAGGCCAACAAGGGCCTGACCAACGGTCTTCTGGCCCTTGGTAACATCTTCAAGCGGCTCGCCGGAAGCGTTCTGGAGGGACTGTTCGGCAGCCTTGAGAAGCTCGATGAGAACATGGCCTACATGTTCGATTCCGAGTCGTTCAAGAACTTCGAAATGGCTGCGAAGATGCTCGGTGAAAAGATCGGCAACTACTTCGCCAATCTCAAACCCGAAGACGTTGAGCGGTTCGCCAAAACTCTCCAGACGGGCATCGATATCGCGGCAGATTTCGGTAAGGGCATCCTGACCCTTATCAGCTACTTGACCATGATCGCGGCCCCTATCGGGCACGTCGTCAATGCCTTCACGTCTGGTCTGGATTTCATCGGCAACACCTTCGGTGACACGGCCAAAAAGATCGCCCTCGTCGGTGCCGGTCTTTTGCTCTGGCTGGGCCCGAAGGTCATCGGTGGCATTTTCCGTCACATGATGGGAAGCAACGTCAACATCAACGCCGCAAACGTGATCGTCAATGGTGGCATGGGCGGCGGCTTCGGTCGTGGCCGGGGCCGTCGTGGACGTGGTGGACGAGGCGGTGGTGGCGGTGGTCGTGGTGGTGGTGGAGCGGCCCGTGGCAGCTTCGGCAGCCGTGTGCGTGACGTTTCCGATGGTGGCCGCCACATGGGTCGTGGACGCGGTGCAGCCGGTGTGGCCGGTCGCCTCATGGGTGGTGGTCGCGGTCGTCTCGCGGGAGCCGTTGGCGGTGCCGCCCTGATGGGAAGCATGTTCATGGGTGATATCGCCGGAGCGGCTACTGACGTTGCTGGCAGCGTCGCAGGCGGCGTTCGTGGAGCCTCCCGCCCGGCCGCATCTGTCGCAACCCATGCATCTGCTGGGTCTCGCGTCGCGCGGGTTGCCGGTGGCGTTGCTCGTCGTGTGGGTGGTCGTGCTGGTATGCGCGGTGCGGCTCGCATCGGTGCTCGTGTTGCAGGACGCGTTGGCGGCATCCTGGGTAAGAAAATCCCCGGCGTCGGTCTCGGCGTTGGTGCCGGTCTGGCTGCTATGCGTCTCGCCGAGGGCGACGGTGTCGGCGCCGGAATGGAAGGCCTCTCGTCGGCTATGGGAACCGTTCCGGTTATCGGAACCATCGGCTCTCTCCTCATGGATGGGGCCATCCTGGGCCGTGATCTGATTGGCCGCGACCGCACGGACAGGTTCGTTGGTGGCCTCGGTCGCATGGCGGGTAATGCTGCACGGCCATTGGCCCGCGCCGCCCCCCTCTTGAATCCCATGACTATGCCAGCAGCCTTGGGTGGCATGCTGGCCCGAAACTTCGGCAGAGCCCGCCCCGCCACCGCGCCAGACGCTGCGAGGGCTACCGAAGGCCGCCTGGGAACCATCAACGAAACCCTGGCTGCACAGACAAACGCCAACCGCGCCAACACCGGATTGTTCGAGCAACTGAACAAAACCCAGAAGGATATGAAGGGAATGTTCGAGGCCATGCTTGGTATTCAGCAAGAACAGCGGGCTGCTGCCCGGAGAACAAACGTCCTCCTAACCCAGATCAAAGATTCCTAAGTTCTGTCTATACTAAATAGTCTCACAATGCGGGCTCTGCTATACTGCCCCTTGACTTAAAAGTGAGACGACATATGAGTTGGCGTAAGTATTTCTCGGTAGCTCAACCGACACAAGATAACAACGGCGCGTCCCAGGCGATGGGTTTCTACGACAGGATGTCGGAGCCCACTGGTACAAGCTCAAACTATTCGAGCTACCTCCCGGAAGTCTACGCTGGTCACCCGAACCGCATCCAGCGTTATTACCAGTATGACGACATGGACCGCGACTCCGACATCAACGCGGCTCTCGACACTATCGCTGATTTCTGCACCCAGTCTGAGGAGCAGAACGACGAGCCGTTCGAAATCCACTATCTGGACGATTCCGCCACCGAGACTGAGATCAAAATCCTCAAATCCAACATGGCGAAGTGGGTCAAGACGAACGAGTTCCGCAAACGTCTCTGGTATACGTTCCGCAACTGCATCAAGAACGGCGATGCGTTCTTCCTTCGTGACCCAGAGACCTTTGAATGGCTCTGGCTCGATCACTACTCGGTCGAGATGGTCCGCGTCGATGAAGAAGACGGCAAGAAGCCCATTGAGTATTTCATCCGTGGTTTCGACTACAACAACGGAGCGAAGTTCGCTGCCTCCAAGGCCGACATGAGCCAGTATCGCTCTGCCAACGGCGGCGCCGCGATCACCACGGCTCGCCCGTCGTCGGGCGGTGGTTCCGGTGCGTTCGGTATGGCTGGTGCTGGGCGTGACCCGCGCCAGATGCGCCAGAACAACAACCCGTCGAACGAACTGTTCGCCATCGACGCAGATCACGTCGTTCACCTCAGCCTCAGCGTCGGCATGGACATCAACTGGCCGTTCGGTCAGTCGGTTCTGGAGCCGGTTTTCAAGACCTTCAAGCAGAAGGAACTCCTTGAGGACTCGGTCATCATCTATCGCGTCCAGCGCGCGCCAGAACGCCGCGTCTTCTACATCGACGTCGGCAACATGCCACCCGTCAAGGCTCGTGCTCACATCGAGCAGGTGAAGAACGAAATCCACCAGCGTCGTATCCCCAACCACAGCGGCGGCGGCAACTCCATGATCGACGCGGCCTACAATCCCCTGTCGATCAACGAGGATTTCTACTTCGCACAGTCCGCTGAAGGCCGGGGCTCCAAGGTCGAAACCCTGCCGGGCGGAGACAACCTCGGTGAGATCGGCGACATGACCGCGTTCACCAAGAAGCTGGCCCGTGGTCTCCGCATCCCGCAATCATACCTCCCGCTCGGCGACGACGAGAGCGGCCAGGGTGCCTACAACGACGGCAAGCTCGGCGCCGCGATGATTCAGGAATACCGCTTCAACAAATACTGCATGCGTCTCCAGACCCTGCTGGCCCCCGTCTTCGATTTCGAGTTCAAAAAGTTCCTGGCAGAGTCAGGTGAGATGGTGATCGATTCGAACCTCTACGAGATTCGCTTCAACC